GTATCTAATGTTAAATCTCCGGTTGTCTCGATTTCACCAGGAATACCACTAAAATCTATTTTTGCTGTCTGTGAACCAGATGTATTTAGGTAAAGAGCAGACAATGTAGATGTAGAAACAATCCTAACTTGATTTACTCCATCTCTTAGGGTTGTTAATGGAACATTACTACTACCACTTATTACAACATCCCTTGTGTTAGTTAAACCACTAACATTTAATGAACCTGTAACAGCTGTAGAGCCTGAAATATTTACTCCAGCTAACCCCTCAATGTTTACTTTTTTACCACTACCTCCTGCTGTGATATAAGCATCTCCTGTTATACTACCAACGTTTACATCACCTGATGTTGGAATAATATAACCACCAATAATACCTGGGGTTGTAATAGCATTTGTTGTAGTGGAACCTGCGTCTGTTACATTTTGTAATGTTGGGTTGGAACACCACCCTCTAAATACGATGCTGTTAAAGCGTATGAGGCACTAATAGATGTATCACTTACTAATGAGTGTGATGATGATACTGCGTTTGCTACGTTATCTATTGTTATTGGAAAGGTTCCACCTCCACCTTTTAGGAATGAAATAGTAGCATCAACAACAGAGGCTGTATATAATGCGTTTACATCAGTAGCAAAACCTGCTGTTTCAGCATAAGTTGAGTGTGATGAGGATACTGCGTATGATGATGATAATGATGATGTAGCAAAACCTGCTGTTTCAGCATAAGTTGAGTGTGATGAGGATACTGCGTATGATGCCGAAACCGATGTTCCACTTGCATCACTATATAGTGCGTGTGATGATGATACGGAAGTTTGTGCGTATGACGCGGAAATACTCGCGTCCGCTGTTGTAGCATATGAGGCGGTGACCTCTAAACTTGATATTAAACTACCGCTACCATCTGTAAGTTGTGAACCCGAAATCTGGACTAATCCTTCATACGAGTCTTTAATGTTTAGTGGACCTAAATTTCTTCCCATTTTATTCTATATTTGAGCCCCAAGGATATTGGGAGTATTTACTATCTGTAATTCGTAAACCTGCTTCTTTTGCTTGTGTGTAATGTGCTCCTACACGAGCGTTTCTACCAAATACGATTGGTGATTTATATTGTGAAGCGTATGACGGCCATTGTTCCCAAATATTATTATTTGTATTTAATTCTGGGAATAGGGGTTGGTTTCCTGCTAAATATGAGGATAAACGATCTGCGTAAAATTGCATCTTGTTATCCGCACTTTGTCTTTTAACGTTATAGACACTTCTATCTACCTCAATTGAATTTTCACCACCTGTAGGGGTTAGTAATCCATTGTTACGAGGACGGATATAAATTGCCTCTAAAGCATAATAATATGCTGCGTATAATAGAAAATCTTGTATATAATCGTTTACCAATGTTTCATATGCCGATGTTGTCCAAACAGGACCAGCATCGATTTGTGATAAAATTGAATTATATAATTGTGTACCTAAAATACGTTGTAGAGAGATGTCTTGTGCTTCCCTAACAGCATTCTTAATTAACGCTGTATCTACTGAATCGTTTAGATCAGTGAATTGACGTAATTTAGCCTCTGAAATTATAAACGTAGTTGTCATTATAATAGGGGTAATTCGGTTACTGGGTTATTTAATCCTCCGTTAGCTTCTCTATCTGCTGTTTCGATTTCGGTTTCCAATTCAGCATCTTCACCTGTATCAGCATCGATTGATGTTACTACATCTGTTTCTTCTTCTCCTGATTCATACAATTTTAATTGTTGAACACCAACAGTCGTATCAATTCCTGGATACATCATTTCAACTAAATCCTCAATTACTGATAGGATATTTTGTTGGAATGGACGAATAACAGTATTAACTAATAACAAATAAGCGTCAATAGTTTCTTGTCTTCCTCCTAATTGACCTTCGGTTTTAATACCTAAAATCATTGGGGAAGTAATTCTGTGAGCTGTTAGGATTTTCTGTGTTACCATTTCTGATAATGTTGTATAATATCCATCTGCTCCGTTTTGTGGAATAGGAGTTACTACAGGTGCGTTTTCTGGAGAATCAACGTCTATATACATTAATGAACCAGCATTGTTTGTTCCTGAGTATTGTAGTTGAAGCATTCTTTCAATTGCTTCTCTTTCCTCCTCGTTAGCATTTGTAAACGTAGTTACCATCAATGATGGTGCTAATCCGTTTTTAATATTGTTGATATGGAAATTATCAACTTCTGTATCCAAATCGATTACTCTTAATGCTCCAACGTAATCGGGTAATGGGTAATATTTTTGTCCTGGACGATAGGGGTTATAAACTAATACTTGTTTTGCCTCTACATCTTTTTTAGATGGATTATAAACTGGGAGGAATGGTAAATCCTCAACAGGTGATTGTCCGTATCTGTAGTTAGTAGCCCATTCATCACTTACGTAATAACCTGGGATTTGTCCTCGGTAATTTTTTTCTTTAGCACGTAACCATGAGAAATCGATATGATATACTTCTGCGATTCTGGTACGTGGTTTGTTGTAGATAACTTCGATAGCGAAGCCACCATATAATTTGTAGTCTTGTGCTACTTTTTTGAATATATCATTCCATGATTCTCCTGTAGAATTGGCTTTATCAATGACGTATTCAGGTGTAGAGGTTAAACCTTCACCTACGATTCCATCAACAATAGCGTTTACACAGGTATTGTGGATAGAAGAGTTATTATAGAGGTAAATTAAATCCTCTGGGAAATTGTTGTATGCACCAAACTTAACATAGCTCTTCATCTTCTCCTCGGAGATGTTGATTCTACCTTTGTCGTCTTTGGTAATGTTTGAAAATTTAATCTTATCCATTGTACGTTATATATGTTCCGTTTTCATCGGGTGATACATATTGGGTAATATCTGATTGATTAGAACCTGAAACAAATGCTCTATCACTATATAATAATGTTACAGGTAATGAATCTCCTGCTTCATCCCAAATTTCATTGTAACTATCCCACGCTACAGCTACCTGATTCCAAATAGCAGCTATTTCTTCTTTAGTATAAACGTAAAAATCGTATTGTCCAGATGGAGATGGAACTAAACTACCTGTGTTTTGTAAGATTAACCAATTAGTATATCTGTTAGGAATTGATGTAGCTACTACATCTACTGTACCATTGGAATTGTCATACGATTGTGAATATACATAAACTAATGAATCATAATATCCTGAACCTGTGTTAACAGTATCAAGATACATAACATTATTATTTATTGCTTCTGACTTATTAAACTGCAGCATAGTATAATGTATGAAATATAGGGTTAGGGGTCACGCCTAAACGCAACCCCTTTCCTATAATTAAATTTAGCTAACGGTAATTCCTGACATAGCAGTGGATAAATCACCACCTACTGTTTGAATTTCGCTTGCTGGATTTGGTTCATTACCTGTGAAAGTAAGATTGTAGCCATTGAGCGCAGAAAACTCAACACCAGTAGCACCAGTGCCACTTAGTAATTGCATTCCACGATCTTGTCCTAACAACCAAAATTGGCCTACGCCATCAATTGTTCCGTTATTGGTTTCAACAATAACTTTAAGGTTAGGATTTTGTGCTAATACTTTAATTTGGTTACGAGTAGAACTCTGTAACTTAAAGAACACAGCATTAACGGACTGGTCGTAAACAATAGTTCCGTTTTCAGGAGTAGCTGTAATAGCTTCACTGTAATCGGATGTTTGACGGAATAATTCATATTTGAAGAATTCACCAGAACCGGTAATTCCACCAATCAATCCATCACTAACGTCTGTAACGTCGGTAATTGAACCAGATAGAATGTACAGGTTAGTAATACCACCGGTGTTATCTCTACAACCGAGGGTAAATCCTGATGTAATATCACATGTACTCATAATATTCTGGTTTTAATTGATTAATGATTAAGCTACGTCGTTAGATACCCAGAACTCAGGATATGCTACGTTAACACCAAGTTTGGTAGAGATTCTGTGCTTCAATTGGTCAGTATTGATATCATACCACAATTGGAATTCAGAGAAATCACTCATCAAGTCAGTACCAACAACCATTTGTTTAGCTGGGCCGAGAACGATACGTCCTGAACCTTGTAAACCTACTGTTCCAACGATTTTAGCGTTTTGGAAAGGCATTCCGATTTCTAAGATACCACCTCTGTTTGAGATAGATACTGGATCGAAATAGAAGTTGTTTTGAGTA